AAGTTGGTGGGTCAAAAGTACCGCACCCACGGTAAAAAGTTTAGCAGTAAAGGAGAGATCGCTGACCTGTGGGGTAAGCACCTCTGGACTACTGGCAAGAAGATAGTTATAACGGAAGGGGAACTCGACTGCCTCTCCGTTGCCGAAGCACAGGATGGGAAGTGGCCCACCGTGTCAGTTCCTAATGGCTGTGGTGGTGCGAAGAAAGCTGTGGCTCGTAGCCTGGAGTGGCTTGAGAATAACTTTGAAGAGATCATCTTCATGTTTGATAACGATGAGCCGGGTATCGAAGCGGCGAATGAATGTGCTCAACTCATCACGCCTGGACGGGCGAGGGTTGCTGTGCTCCCAGGGAATGATGCGAACGAGCTATTGATGGAGGGTAAGGGAAGTGAAATCATTAGCGCAATCTGGAGAGCACCAGTCTTTCGACCGGATGGGATCAAGAATGGTAAGGACATTGCTTCTGAAATTTGTAAAGCTTATAAACCTGCGGACGCACTCTACCCTTGGCAGGGACTTAACGATATCACTCGAGGCTTACGAAGAGGTGAGATTGCTACGTTCTGTGCAGGAACAGGCATCGGGAAGTCCCAGATCATGCGAGAGATTGCCTATCATATTATCGAGAATGATCCAGAGGCTATACTGGGATACATTGCCCTGGAAGAAAGCTTAAAGCGTACAGCCTTTGGACTCATGAGCATCGAGGCGAATCGATTGCTTCATCTTGATCCTAACCTTAAAGAAGAGGAGCTAAGAGACTTACATGATAAAGTATTTGGGAGCGGCCGCGTCTACCTCTACGATCATTGGGGCGGTCTTGATGGCGACAGCCTTATTAGCAAAATTAGGTATCTGGTTAACGGATGTGGTGTTCAGTGGGTTGTGCTAGATCATCTCAGCATCATGGTGTCTGGGCAGGAAGGTGGTGATGAAAGGAAAACCATCGACCAACTGATGACCAACCTCAGGAAACTTGTGGAGGAATTGAATCTCGGACTGCTACTTGTGTCACATCTTAAACGACCGGAAGGTAAGGCACATGAGGAAGGAGCATCCACGTCACTCGGGCAACTACGAGGCAGTGCTTCGATTGGGCAACTTTCTGACATCGTTATCGGAGTCGAACGGAACCAGCAGGATGAAGAACGAAAACATATTTCAACCCTTCGTGTTCTTAAGAATAGATTCTCCGGAGACACAGGAGTTGCCGGGGAATTGGGATACAACATTAAGACCGGGCGCATGACAGCAGATGATGTGGCTGGCTTTAACAACACTGAAGAAGAGGAGATTACTTTCTAATGATTGAAGAACTCGTATTTGATCTCGAAGGTGATAACCTTTACCACGACATCACCAAGCTGTGGGGCTGTGGTGTAATGCAGGACAACGGCGAGGCAATGTGGATCGAGAACCCAGACGAGTACCTGGACCTCCTGACCAGAGCCAAGTCGATTATCGGTCACAACATTGTTGGGTATGATTTACCAGTGCTGTTGAAAATGTTCAAGTGGGAACCAAAGAAATCTCAGATCATTCAAGATACGATGATCCATTCACGGTTGCACTATACACATCTCAAAAGCATTGATAAGAACAGTACCAAGTGGGACATCTCAGGTAAGCTGACTGGCTCCCATTCCCTGGGTGCTTGGGGCATCCGGATGGGTGAACCGAAGATACCTTCACCTGACTTCTCAACCTGGACTGATGAGGACATCCCTTATGCACTGCAAGATATTGTAGTGACCAAGAAGCTCTGGGAATTCTTTAAGAAGAAAGAGTACAGCGAAGATGCCATGCGTAATGAACACGGCTTCGCTAAAATTATAACCAGACAAATGCACTACGGAGTTGACTTCGATGTTGAATCAGCAAAAGAACTTTACATCAAACTCCACAAGGATAAAGAGAAGCTTGGGCATGAGCTTACAAAAGCCTTTCTCGGATTCTGGAAGTTTGAGGGAGAGCTTACGCCCAAAGTGGCGGACAAGAAGAGGTGCTACCAGAAAGGTTCAGTGCTTTCTAAGATTAAATGGGTAGAGTTCTCTGCCGGTTCCCGCGATCATATTGCCATTGGTTTGAAACGGAAGTACAAATGGAAGCCAACCAAGTTTACCAAGGCTGGCAACATAACGATTGACTCAGGTGTGCTTGAGGATTTAAAGAAGACGATCCCCGAGGCCGAGGACATCGACACCTATCTTGTAATCAGTAAACTCTTAGGCTACCTTGGAGATGGCAAGGAGAGTTGGTTGCAGAATGAAAAGAACGGGAGGATGTATGGCTACGTTAACACTAACGGTGCAGTTACGGGACGATGCACACACAGCAAACCTAATCTCGGACAGGTTCCTTCATCAAGGAAGCCGTATGGATCTGAGTGCCGAGCACTTTTTAGAGCAGGCCGGGGTAGAGTCCTTCTAGGATTTGATGCTAGTGGCTTGGAGCTTCGAGGACTCGGACATTTCATGGCCCCATGGGACAACGGACAGTACGCTAAATGGGCCGCTGAGGGAACGAAGGAGCTAGGTACAGATCCCCATAGTGTGCAGGCCAAGGTGCTTGGGATAGATAGGGACGTTGAAAAGACTTGGTTTTATGCGTATATCTACGGTGCAGGTAATCCTAAACTTGGAGCTATATTATCTGGAAGCCCTAAGATTGGAGGACAGTCAAAGCGAACCATCGAGACTAAGATACCAGCACTAGGGAAGCTTACTGAAGCTGTTCAGAAGGCCAGCAAGAGAGGGCATCTGGTCGGACTCGATGGGCGTTTGGTACAAGTGCGCTCTTCCCACGCCGCACTCAACACACTCTTGCAGTCCGCAGGAGCGATAATCATGAAGAGAGCATTGATAATAACTGACGCTACATTACAGGAGGAGCATGGTCTTATACCCGGAATAGATTTCGAGTGGGTACTAAATATACACGATGAATATCAGTGTGATTGTGCTACTGAGGCAGTCGCAAAGTTGATTGGTGAAACGTGTAAGTTATCTTTACAACTAGCAGGAGAACATTATGGTTTCAAGTGCAGACTCGATGGGGATTACGCCATCGGTAAAGACTGGAGTGAGACACACTGAGGAGTACAAGCAGGAGAAGAAGGATTATCAAAAGGCATATAGAATCAAGAACAAGGAAGCAATAGAAGAAAGGCGTAAGGCTAGATATTTAGAAAAAAGAGATATCATATTAGCTAGGACGCAAGCTTGGAGAGACAACAACAGGGATAGGCTGAAGGAATACAACGATAAGTATAAAGCTAAGAATAGAGAAGCTATCTTAGAACGAGAGAGAGGTCACAAGCTTAAACTGGTACAATGCTTTGGAAACAAATGCGAGGACTGCCTTGAAGGATTCCATCCGGCTGTGTATGAATTCCATCACCGCATTCCTAAATTTAAGACAGGAACTATATCAAAGATGTACAAGCTACCATGGAAAGAACTTTACAAAGAGGCATTGAAGACAGACATGCTCTGTAGAAACTGCCACTGCTACCGTCACATTGAAATGAGAGGACATAAGCATGAATCGAAAACTATTGATTGATGGTGACATCTATGCTTATCAGGTAGCCGCGGCTTGCCAGGAGAAAGTAGTCTTTGAAGAAACCATTTCCTTAACCTGCAACACAGGAGCAATGAAGAAGAAGTTCAAGAGTAAGATGACCAGTTTGCAGAAGAGGTTGGATTCCAAGATTGGATACATCCTCCTCTCCGGACCAACCGCCAACAACTTCCGAAAGAAGATTCTCCCGACTTATAAAGAGAACCGTAAGTCAGTGGAGAAACCAATCGGTCACAAATGGATTGTCGATTGGATCAAGGCTGAGTATCCTGATATTGTCCGATATGTAGATCACCTTGAGGCTGACGACCTGATGGGTATCATGTCCACAAAATGCCCAGGGGAGTTCATCATCGTGTCAGAAGATAAGGACATACAGACTGTCCCTGGAGGCTGGTACAACCCACGTCAAGAGGAAGTCATGGAGGTGTCGGAGGAACACGCCAACCACTTCC